CTTCTGGCAAATCAAAAACAATATTCTTATCCAGAGTATGTTTCAAAACAGAACGAAGAACTGGATTATCATGCTGCCTAAAAAGATCCAGCTTTTCCTGTTTAGTTTTTGCTTTAGAGACCTTATCAAGGATCTCTGATATACTCAATCTCATTAAAATTCTCCAATACTTTCCATAAGATTTTTAAGTCTGTTAGTGATAAAATAATTCATCATCTTACTGCGATCGCGATTGTTCTGCTCATCATATTGCGCAAAGATCTTTTCTTTAATTTCCCAAGGAGTAAAACTAAGATTGATAAGATGCATATTACGCTTGAAGTTTCTAAAGAGTGGGTGATTAAGTTTACCCTCTAAGCCTTCTTCAAGGATTGCTTCAATCTTTTTTGCAGTAAGAGGCTTTTGGCGTTGGCCAACAACGAAGCAATCATCATTAGATAGAATATTAGGAACACCATCACCAGAGTCGCCCTTAAGAATATGTTCTTTTAGATAACGTTCAGGATCATTGTGCTCGATAAACTTCTTACGAACAGGATCGTATTGACGAACATTAGAATATATGTGAAGCTGTATAAAGTCCTTATCTCCAGAAAGAATAAGGATCTTTTCATCAGACGGTGATGAAACAATCTTGCCATGCATGTGAACCAAAGCTGCAATGATATCGTCAGCTTCCGCTGACTCGACATCAATTACGCGATACGGAAAATAGTCTTTGAGTTCTTGGCGAATTTTACCAAGACAATCAAAGATACCTTTCCAATCAAGTTCAGACTTCTCTTGATTCTTTTTACGATTAGCTTTATAGTATGGGAATTCCTTCTTACGCCAGTTATTGGTGTTATCACACGCAATAACAATCTCACCATATTCACGTGAGAACTTTTGATTGAAGGAACGAATGGCATTGAGGACCATATGGCGAACCATATTTTCCTCAAGCTGAGCGTTTGTATGATTACCCAATTGCATCATCAGGTTAGAGATCATTACTTGGTTAAGATCAATGATGATCATGATGTATTTAGAGCTTAGCTCTTCTCCTGTTGAATTTCAAACATAGCTGATATTACATCATTTCTAAACAAAAGTACACTGTTTTCTGTGTCTTCTTTGAAGAGATTCTCGGCCAATGTTTGCATTGGGTGGTCTATGCCATAGTGCTTTAGCATAATAGACCTAAGAGCTTCAACGAGAAATGCCCCATCCTTTATGTTGATGACTTCACCGGCTTCCTCATCGTCGATGAAATCAAAACCAGCAGCCGCCATTTGATTAAAAATAATTGGTACAATTGTTGATAATACTTCTTGAACATGTAGATGTTTTATCGTGTCGACTTTTTCAATAATTTCATCCACATTTTTTGGCATTTCACGCATTTTACCAGGGAACTGGATAACGTTACTCTTTATTTCTGTTACATTTACCATAGATTCTCCTCGAGAGGATTCCATATAATATTTATATTATTAGGTTCTATAGACCCACTGTTGTTTAGGAAACTCTCTAGGTTCATCTAAAAGACTTCTAATAAGGGCAGCCCATTGATGCTTACGTCCTTCCCAATTATAGAAGCCATCGGTATATGACTTTTGAAAATCAAGTTTATTTTGAGTATGTGTATCATTAATATTCTTGATAGCATCAGACAAGATCATATGGAACATTCCTGCATGTGCTGATATGTCTTCATTCCACTGGTACATATATGTCCAATTAGCAGATGTCTCAGGAAGAGCAGCAAAATTAGGATGAACACATAGATTTCGTGCACTCATGGCTTCTAGAAGACAGATACATGAAGTCTCTGGCCAAATAGAAGGATAAGCAAAGATATGAGAAGACTTGAGAGCTTCGCGCAACTGATCGTTATCCACTGTTCCATGGTAGTTAATCTTAGGATGTTGTTCGCATGCATCAAATAATGCACGATAAACATTATCACGTTCTTCCCATCCATAAAGTTTGAATGAAGAGTAAACATCCAATTCAATGTTGTCAAATTCTTTACAAAGCTTTTCAAAAACAGGAATAAGAATTTGCAATCCACGATGTGGTGTTGGTGTATAGATCAGCTTAATTTTATCTTTAGGTTTTTCGTGTTGTTCAATAGGAACAATTGCGTTCTGCATAACAACACATTTAGACCAAGGAATATTATAATGATTAATATAGGATTGCATCTGCCAGTTTGAGACGAACACGATCTTGTGAAAACGATCGTGTCCGCCATTCTTTAAATGTTCTGATTCAGGATCACCTGGAAGATCATGCTGCCAAAGAATTCGAATCTTAGATTCATCCAAATCTCTAACGCGAGAGGGAATAATTTGGCACTGGTCTAATAGTTCTTTATCTACACTTGCATGCAGACGTTCCATCATGAGTTCAGTGCCACCTTTAGCATTCTTAGATAGTTCATTTACTTCCATAATATAATTATCCTTTATTTGTTCTTTTCAAACTTGACACGTGCCTGGCGATCCATGAATTTATGTCTCATAGATTTTGCACCAAAATATTTCTTAATTAGTTCTAGTACAACCAGTTTATCAAATGGTTTACACGAGAAAACGTCAAGATACATTGCGTTTCCTCCTTCTAAATCATCAGGCACAAAGTGTGCACAGATATTAGAAGTTTCAATCAACTGCACAAGGGTGTATCCTGCCTTGTTTCCACTACCAAATCTAACGATCTGTGGTTCACCATAAGCAACCATGTCAATATCCTTAACAAGTTGCTTAGTAAAATTAAAAATTGTATCATGATCGTCAACAGCTGTAGCATCAAGATCAGCTGCGTCTACAATTAGATGATAACCCCAATATGCCATGTCATTTGAACTCCTATAAATGAAAAAAGAAAGCTCTTCAGTTAGAAGAGCTCTATTATTTATTCGTATCCTTCGATGTACTGTGCACTAAGGATATTCTCTAGACGGAATGAACGCCATCCAAGATCATTGATAGACCACACAGGAAGAACATCAGGATTTTCCTTACGATGTGTCTCAGCTGCTTCAAGGTCTTCATTCTTCATCTGTGGTGGCATACGAGAAGGATTCAATGTTGCACGCATTGTGCGAAGTGAACCATCAACTTTAGTAAAAGTAATATCAACAGCTCCTCGTTGAAGGAGCTTTACCATTTCTTCACGATCAGTAACCATTATTTTTCCTCATTCAAAAGTTTACGGGTGTCATTTAATTCTTCAGTAAGAATCTTATTCAACTCCGTGAATCCACCAATATGGAAACCATCAATAACAACTATAGGAAAAGTCCTAGCATTTGGGAACTTCTCAAGTAATTGTTCCTTGGTATAATCTACACCGAGTTTATATTCTGTAAACAGTTTATTTCGTGTACTGAGCAATGTCTTTGCAGAGTTGCAGTAAGTACAATTGTCTTTGCTATAAATCTCAATCAAGTTGTTCTCTCCAATATTCTAGAACATCAGCCCAGATAGTAGGGTCATATCCTAGTTCGATCATATTTTTTTCTACTAGGATTTCAAGTTCGCTCTTCATTATATATCTCCAGAGAAAGAGAGGCTGCTTACGCAGCCTCCGCATATTCGATAGCAACTTCGAGAGCTTGAGTCTTGAGGTTGCGGTTAGTGCCAAACCATGAGGAGGCAAGGCGGGTATCCTGATTACGACCCATGACATGGTCAGTCATGAAGGTAACCGTGTTGAAAGCCTGCCACCAAGTTCCCTGCGCATACTCTGCACCAGGCTGCTGATCAAGAACCTCGAGAGCGATACCAGCATTCTTGGAAAGCTCTTTCTTAGTCTTGTCGGTTGTGCCAGTCACAGGGAAGATACGCTTGAAGTAGTCGACGATCGACTCGTCATTGAACTTCTTGGAACCAAGGAAGCCGGCCATTTCTTTATACTTAGCCAACTTGTCAGCAGCGATACCAAGCATCAGCTTAGTGTTCTCAGGATCGAACTTGGTACGATGTGAGATCTTAGCCATACGCTCAACTGCAGTGTTCAGCGAGAGCGTCAGAGTGTTGTTGCACACCACGCGAATTGGCGTGAAGCGAACGTCAGTCGAGAAACCATACTTGTGGAAGTTCGAGAACAAGAGGTACGACTCAACAACGTCACCCTTGAATAACTCGAAAGATTCCTTGACCTTAGCAAGACCCCAAACGATCTGACCATCACGGAGAGAACCAGCGGTATGCATCTCCATATCACCAGAGAGAACGAAGTCATTGAAGAACTCGAAAGCTTCTTGGTTCTGGACTTCATTCCAGTCATCGGACACCACGTCGATAACCTTATCATCAAGGCTACGGACGAGGGCAGAGCGACCGACAGGAACTTTCTTGCCAGCGATCTCAGCATATGCTGGAACCTTAGAGACTGTCCAGTCAAGGCCGGCAGCCTCAAGCATCTGGACAGGAGTCAGATCGGCAGGAACCTTGGTACCAAGACCATGCCATGGGGTTTCACCGGCATAGGCCATCTGAGCCTTACCGTTCATCATCTCAATCATATG